CCAATGGATACCCCAACGATATGACCTTTACCCCGAGCCCAACCGGGGCCGTGCTCTAAAAGCTCAGGATCATAGGTTTCACAGTCTAGTGAAAGAAATTCAGCAGTACTTAAATTCGGAAAATAGTTTGGAGGCACCCACCCTGTATCAGGTATCGGTGGCATAGGCCGCTGTATATTTCTTCGGCCTTTTTCTGCTGGCAAGTCTTCCCAGAATAAACCGATTGCATCAAATCTCATATCCACGCATTCCAATTATCGCGCCCCTTATGCTATCCCCATAGAATAGGCAAGGCTTAGGGTATAAACTAAAATCAATTTGCTCGGCTACATTACGCAACAGCCGCAACTGATTAATATTATAAATTCCTTCTGATGGCAAGCCTTCCAGGTCAACAGAGGCCCCCGCGCCATCCTCAGGACTCGTGGTGATCCTGCCTTCTTTAAAGATAAGCCTTTCTAAATCATCAACAAAAGGTAATAAGCTTTCAACTGAGTCATAAAAAGTCTTTGGCACAGGTTTAGGTGTGCTCTCCTTATCTAGAACTTTTTGCAGGTCTGGCCATTGTGTTGAATAGATAGTAGTCCACAGCCATCTCCCGTCTGCATAATGAAAGGTGATTGCATTGTCCGTTATTTGCAAGGCTACTGGTTCTTCTTTGATCCTTAAAAGCTCCTGTATAGCTGGCTTGGGTACATTTACTTCAACTGGAAACTGGTACCCCAGCCAATGCTCAATCAAGAGCACATTATTAGTTGCGAAAGCAGACTGCCCCCGGAATAAGATTCCTCTTGCCCACCGCCTGCTATCATCTTCGGCAACAAATGGGCTTAGAATTTTAATCGCTTTTAGGAAGCTTCCATCCAGGTCTATTCTTTGCCCGCTTGGCTCTACATCAGGGTAATCATCGGTAGTGCATTCAATAAATGCCCGAAACTTACCGCTCTTGACTGCTAACTTACCTGCTGGGGTCATATTTAGTTGAACGGTCTTTTTGCAGGCTTGAATAGCCTTATAGAAGGGAACCGCTTTTGGAGTAGCATCAAGATCTAGATCAATAGGGCTACAAAGGGCAAGGCTCCCGTTGTAGCCTTTGATAAAGCCACCTGCTATATGAAAATGGGTTAGAGCTTGTACAAAGTCTTTTCTGGCTACCGCTCCCTGCACAAATTTTAGCGCTTCAATCATCAAATAGCTCCGGTTGAATAGATTGGTAGTTATCGCTCTTACCATTCAATAGGGAGTCGTTGATATAAGTAAAAGCCCAGCAATTATACGCCCATCTGGCTAAGTATTCTTCTTTTACTCGATCAATCTCGAATCCCTTTTCCTGGAGTATACCTATAATAGCTTGTTGCTGGGGCTCAGGGAGGGTATCAAAATGGCGGTTAAACTGCTTTCTTGCTGGGCTGCTAGTAGAAACGGCTAGTGCACCAAAATCAGGTATCAATATATTCCCGTTGGCGGCAATTTGAACCCAAGAAGAAGAATCCACCGAATACCAAGGGTAGCGCTCCATTAAGCTAATAACAGTTAAACCAAATCCATGTACTTTTAAACGGGGGCGGCCAGATCCATCAGTTAAGTATTTTTCCCAAAGGCGATCAAGCCAGTGTTTAAGTTGTGGGGTGGAGATTGGCACCATGCCACCTAAAGTTATATATTCATAGTTGGCAACGTAATACTCTAAGTAGCGCTCGTCCTCACCATAGTGAAAACATGGTAACGGGGAGGTACCAAGCCGCTCCATAGCGCATTGATTTTCATAGGTACCTTGGGCATCCCCGATAGCATCTAAAACTGAAGCACATTCGATGATATCTTGATTTTGCTGAATATACCTGCAATATTTAGGGAGATCGACGCGAACACCTTTAGTAAAAGCAGAAAAGGCTCCGGAGTCCAAAAATACCTTCCTACCTTCACGGCGTATATCATCTACATACTTTTGCTGGTGGATGTAGTGGTAAGATTCCAGGTAATACTTAACGCCTGCACGCCCAGCTTCTTCAGCTGGGGTGAGGCGGTCAGCATAGCGGGAGTTACCAAAGCCGTTGGTAAATAAACCAGCTAGGTAAAGTTTCATAGGGTTCTTTTCCTTATGCTATTCCCACTATTTTACCAGATTAATAAACTCTTCGCGAGCACCTCCAGGTTCCCGCATGACCCCGCGAAGTGCCGAGGTAACCGTGTGGTGACCCTGTTGGCATATACCGCGGCTTTCCATGCAGAGATGGCGAGCTCGGATTAAGACCCCTACCCCTTTAGGATCAAGGTGTTCTTGTAAAGCCTCCGCTATTTGATTGGTAAGCCGCTCTTGCACTTGTAATCGGCGGGCAAACAAATCCACCAATCGAGAAAGTTTGCTAAGCCCTACAATTTTACCGTTGGGGATGTAAGCTACCGAGGCAGTACCAAAGATTGGGGCCATATGATGCTCACAGTGGCTATAGAAAGGTATATCCTTAACTATAACCATTTCGTCGCATTGCTCGGCTCCATCCTCAAAAGTTTTCAGGATCTCTGCTGGCTCTTTATTATAGCCGCCAAACCAATAATCCCAAGCTTTAGCAACGCGTTTAGGGGTTTCAAGTAATCCTCCGCGATGCGGGTCTTCCCCAATATACTCCAAAATGCGAATGATATTGGGGACAATTCCGCCTTCCGCATCTCCTTCCCAAGGGAACACTACCCAGTCTTTATACTTACAAGAAGGGTCAGTTTTATCAATAAGGGCGAGAAAAGGCTTACCGGGGTACTCGTCGCACCATCGCTGCATAGTCTCGCCGCTATCAATAATATCATCAAAGAAAAAATCTGCTTCAGCAGGGTCTTCAACAAACTCAATACCAAAATTAGCATCCAGAGCATAAGCAGCAGGGATACCACCACGCGGGATTGGGTAGCATTTCAGCTCAACCCCCGGTGCACCCCCCATCTGAGCCAATGTTGAACCTAAAGCTAGGCAGAGGTGCTCAATATCTTGATGTGTTAAAATATGCTTCATTCTTCTTCTCCATAGCTTGCTGAGCATTTACGGGTTTCATCAATTTGCACGTGAACCAGCTTAACCCCGGTATCAACAAGCAACAGTGGGCCAATTTGCTGAACTAAAAACTGAGCCATATTTTCAGCAGTTGGATTGAAAGGAACCTGAACTATGCTTCCATAAGCTTGTTCTAAGACTTCTACCCCAGCTGTGCTAAGTTCATTGCTTCTCGCATGGCTAAATACTTCTATAAAAGGATCCTCAGTCCAAAGCAAAAACTTGTGATCCCAATTATCCTCAAGCCACTCGCACAGCTTGCTTTTGATAACCCCGAAATCGATTACGCGGCCTAAATGGTCAAGGCCATTAATAGGCGCGCAAGTAAAATGAACCCGATAATTATGGCCATGCAAAAATCTGCATTTATTTTCATGACCGCAAACCCGATGACCACAACTTATGTCATGGTATCGGGTTACAGAGTAACCCGATTCAGCCATTTTAATCCTCCAGCATTTCTAAGTAAGTTTCAACAACATCTACTTCGTAGTTTACAGCTGTTGGGAGCTCCATGAGCCCTTCTTTCCAAGCACGCAAAACTAAAGGATCTGGAATACCAGCTTCTTCAAACCCTTTTGCACGTAGCAAGGTAGCATGATCATGCCCAAGCGGGGGGTATTGCCCATCATAGCTTGTGTGCGAATGTGCTAAAGCATTATAACAACCGGGGAGTTCTAGAGCAAGGTGAACAGAGGCTGCTTTAGTCAAGAACATAAGAGGGGTGGCTATTTTCAAAGGCGGGTTAGCGCCATCTAACCCAGTAAAAGTTCCTTCGTTACAAGCTTCAATGAAGCGGTCAATAAAAACCTGTCGGCAGTCTGGGTAACCACCAAAGTCCTCTTGGCAGACCCCGGTAGCTAAGGTATCCGCTTCCAGCACATAGGCGCGATTAGCAGCGATAGTGAGGAAAAGCTGGTTACGCATAGGCACGAAGGTTTTTTCTAATCCACCCGGTAAGGACTGATGATCAGCGTACTGCTCCAGGTTATTATCGGATACAAGAGGGGAAGCCCCTTTGAGGACTGGGCCGAGTTCAATAATCTCATGAGAGGATACGTCAGCCAATTCCGCGACCTTTTTAGCTGCTTCGATTTCTCGGCGATGGCGTTGGTTATAGTCAAAGGTAACGGCATGGACCTCAGCTCCAAGAGCTTTAGCCCAAAATAAGCAGGTTGTGGAATCCTGCCCACCGGATAAAACCACCAATACGCGGTTAACCGGTTTATCAAATAATTCTAGTTGCTTTTCCATAATTTACTCCAGGTTTAGGATTTTATGCAATTGTAAACAAGTAGTATACCCAAATTTAAGGCAACTATTGATTACGGCTTTTACATGCAATCGGTTAATTTCAGCATTTTGCTCATCAGCCGGTTGCAAATAAATTGTTCCTTTGAAGGAAGGGCTAGGCCGTGCCACGGTATCCCGGACAGAATGGTCTAAGGCCCGGATAGGTAGTCCGTCTTCAGCTATGCTCCCGCTATGTAGTACGTATTTATAGGCCGCAATATGGGGTTCTAGATTTGAATTAACTTTTCCAGTCTTGGGGCTGCACACAATAGTCAGATTTTCATGCCCGTAGGGGAAATCCTCTAAGTATAAGGTACCATTAGTTTCTATTTGAACCTGATACCCTTCAGTTAAAAGTAGGTTAACTGCTGGGGTAAGGTTCTGCCGAAAGGGTTCTCCACCCGTGATGACGATGAGGTTAGTAGAAAAATCGTAAGACCGAATAATAAGAAGGAGCTCAGTAGGCTCAGTCGGTAATTTACAACTAGTGTAATCTGTATCGCATAGAGGACATTGAAGATTACACCCGAAGAGCCTTACAAAGATTGCTGGCTTACCAGCAAAAGGCCCTTCTCCTTGTATAGTCGGGAAAACAGTTACTAGATCTAGCCTTCCGTTAAGATTGAGGTGCTGTTTAGTTATAGGTTGGGTATTCATATTTAACTCCGAAGCTTTTAAACGATTATAAACCCGTGAGTACTCTCAAGCAACGGGTCTTTAGAACAAAATAAAGGCGGGATTAGACCCGCCTTTATTTCAACCAGGAGTTGGTTAGGGTTAAGCTTCTTCGGTGGTAACGTCCGACTCTTCTTTACCCTTTTTCGCCTTGGGTGCGGCCTTCGGCTTGGCCTCTTTCTTTTCTGCGGCCAAACCATGGTATTTACGCCAACGGCCATACTGGGTAGCAGCCGTCGAAACATTGATGTCTTCTTTCTGAGCGGCTTCCAGGACATCCTTACGTGGGGTGGGGGCACCAGCCTTAGCTGAGAGCTCATCAGCAATTTCCCAAACACGGCCAGTAGCCGTACCTGCTTTCGGGCGGACGATGCCGTTCTGTTCATCTTTAACCGGCTTTACCTTTTCGGGGGCTTCGGTTTCGGTGGCTTTTTTTTTGGCCATGAGTCATTCTCCAATGTGAGTTAATTAAACAAGTAAGGTGGCTTGCGATATGAATAATATCTTATCTGGTTTGTTTAAATCAATAGCTATCTTGATGATTTCCACTTACCAAATTGAACCTGAGCGGTTGCCGGGTTAATGCCTTCCTCAGCGCATTGGTTAGCCACAAGTTTCTTTAGTTCTTTATCGCTTATGCCTTCATTAGTAGCGGCTAACGCGTCTGCCAAATCCCAGACGCGACCAGTAGCTGTGCCAGCTTTAGGCCGCTTTACCCCTCCGCTTTGCGCTTTAGTCTTTGTGTCCGCCTGCTTGGGGCTTTCTTTTGGCTGGGGCTTAGCCTTGTGGTGCTTAACAAGCCCATCCGGCATAGGCAAAGGCTCAAAGCCTTCTGTAAGCGAGCGGCAAGCTTGCAGTAACGAGTTATAACTGAAGGTATTAATCTCATGCCCAGTAGTATTTCTGTAGAGCATTTTGAGTTCCATATCGGTGAACTTACTCCATGTGCTACCCGATTTTAAAGGACCAATTACTATAGCTTCGAGGGGGGTAGATTCTTCAGCTTTAGCCCAAAGAACTCGGTATTCCCCTATACCAATAAAGGTCATATTTTCCCGGTTGATAGCTACATTCATATCAGGAGGAAAGTCATACCAAGCTGGCAAGGGCCAGTGGGTATCCCCATAAATCTCGCCTGTTGGATCAGCGGGGTGGCGACCCCGCTTAACATATTCAATCATGATACACCTATTTGCTAGAATTGCGGGTAGCGGTAAGCCATTGCTGGTACTGGGTACGGGCGGTGTAGAAAGCAATGCCGCGGTTAACACACTCGGCGATCACATCCTTGCGGCGAACCTCTGGGTTAGCTTCGAACATCTCGTCCGCGATGTGCCACACCAGCTTAGTCGGGCGCTCAACGGTGGAGTGGTTGGTGACCACAACCTTGCGGGCCTTCTTAATAGCGGGGCCAAACTCTTCACCGCAGCCGAGGCACACATACTCGAACTCTTCGTGCTTGATGGTTTCCCCGTTTACATCGTCCCCGTGAACACCGTAGCCGTTGCTCAGGTGAATGTCGCAGTGGGGGCAGTTAACAAACTCGCCTACCACTGGCTGCTCAGCTTCTTCGGCGATGACCTGGTAACCGAATTTGCCGTCGATCTCGAAAATTTCGTATTGGTCTTCAGTTAAGCCTTCTTTTTTAGCGGCACGTTTTACAGATGATTTAGCAGAATAAAGTTTCATAATCGTCTCCTGGTTGATCTGTTAGAGGCTAATTCCCCTAACCATGAATCTATTATCGGCGATCTAATCATTTAGTGCAACTCTTTTTTCGAGTAATCTTTTCAATTACTCTATACAGTTTTTGACTAAAAAGGTATCTCTCCCAACCATTCGGCGCACCCAATAACAATCACCTGAATAGGCGGTTTAATCGCATAGGTGGAGCACAGCTCTTTGTTCTTATCCCAATACTCGCAATTCAAACAGCTAGTCCACAACTGTTGGTTGAGGCTTCTCTCTTGTTGTTCCATAATGTAAGTGCGATGCTTGGCTTCTTCAGTATTCATAGCTTAATATCTCAGGGTATTTTTTATTAATCCAAACTCGAATAAAAGTTGGGGTTCTTAAATCTTTGATGAGGCCAAGGGCCTCAGAAGTGGTTTCTGGAGGGAAATCATCTTGAGCTCTATCCCTCCACCAATCCCGGGACTTCTTTCTTGGATATCCTTCATGCTCTAGGCAGACCCATTCATTAAATATCCGGAGTCCGCAATAATAACTCACCTTTATAGTTGGGGGTTTATCCTGTTTCTGGTGCTCGCTATAAACTACCCGGTCTACTTTAAAAGTTTCAACTTGAGGCTCGTCTTTTGCAATTAATTCTTCTTCGCCAGCATGAACCCCAAATTTAACACTCATTGGGAACTCAATGCCGCAATGCGGACAGACCCTTAAGCTTGCGTGGCAGTAGGTCCCGCATTCCTCGCAGATCCTTACTGGTGCCGAGCCACCACCTTTGCCCTTGCGCCTTGGCAATACTGGATCATTGATAGGGCCAAGGCGCTTGGTATTGCGGGCAAAATCCAATACTAAGCAATTCTTCTTTTCGCTATTCTGTATAGCTGCTAAGCGCCCTTCAGTGGTCGATAAATCGAAGCCGTCTGCATAGCTGGGCCTAGTGCCGCGCCCCAGCATCTGCACCCATAGTCCAGGTGATTGCGTTGGACGTAGCATAATAATTAAATCAATATCAGGGTAGTCAAAACCAGTAGTTAAGATCCCATTGTTAACCATTGCTTGCACTTCGCCGTTGCGGAAGGCATTAATTCTAGCATCTCGCTGAGCCTTTGGGATCTTAGAATGGATAAAGGTAGCCGGTATGTTAAGGCTATCCAGCATACTAGCTATGTGTTCGGTATGCTCAATACCGGAAGCAAAGATTAGCCAATGCTTGCGATCATAAGCCAAGCTTTGCGCTTCCTGAAGGGCGGCATAGGTTATCTCAGCTTTATCAACGCATTCCTGGAGCTGCTTTAGCACAAACTCCCCACCCTGCACTTTAACCCCATCCGTTTCCAAAGCCATAGCGGTTCTTTTAGGGATAAGCGGGCACAGGTATCCCTCGGAAACAAACCAGTTAAATCCTTCCATTGTGGTCATATCGCAGCAAACATCAGTAAAGATTCCGCCTTCTTCCACTAGCATACCTTGGCCTAGCCGGTATTTAGTGGCAGTAAAACCAATCACTTTTAAATAAGGATTAATTTCCAAAAGGGCATTGATAAAAGCACGATACATTGTATTAGCATTGGGGCTTACTAAATGGCATTCATCAATAAGCAATAGATCAATACGACCAAATCGCTCTGCGATTTTAACAACGGTGGCTATGCCTGCAAAAGTAATAGGATATTGGGTATCCTTGCGGTTGAGCCCAGCAGAACAGATACCAGCGGGTGCAGTAGGCCATAAGGCTAGAAGCTTTTCAAAGTTTTGCTCAATCAACTCTTTAACATGGGTGAGCTTAATAATGCGACTACCTGGAAACCTACTTAAAGCTTCTTTAACAAAACCACCAATCACAACAGATTTTCCGGTTCCAGTGGGCATAGCAACAATAGGATGCCCCTGCCCACCTTCTTCAAAATATTCAAAAATAGAAGCGATTGCAAATTCTTGGTAATCGCGATAGGTAATCATATTTTTGCCTTAATGTTTGGATCGACTTCATAAAGCGCACAAGCTTCTAATTGGTGCTTAACTTCCATTTCGATTGGATCCTCCCAACCTTGCTCTTCTGCTTTAGCCTTTGCTTCAAAGTTAGTGCATTCCCAAAGGCCGTCATCTACTATCCTGCTATGTTTGCAAGTGCGGCAGTTAATCTCTGGTTGCTTGGCACCGTGGCAGACTGGGCTATGATCGCAAAACTTGCATTGGTACCAGCTTGGGCTGTTGTTAATGCGTTTGGGGGGCTCTGCCGCATCAATAATCATTGCAGCCCGCTCAGCAAATCTAGTATAGCTCTCTTGATTAAAAGGCACAAGCTCGCAATACAACGAATCATCATTTTTATTACAAGCCATATAGAGCGCCCAGCTCAGGGAATAAGTGCCCATATATTCTTGCATTTGTGCATAGTGCTCTACCTTGGCTTTATGTACTCCTTCTGCTAAAAGCTTCTGAAAACTTTTGTCATTATGAGTTTTAAACTCACCAAGAATTGGCTCATCAGGCATCTCTGGTATACCTCGGATAATAGCATCCAAGCTACCGCCAAAATGGCCTCGATGGCCTTTCATTCTAAATTGCTTACCGTTCTCATCCTGGAACCAAACTTCGCAGCCTATTAGCATTAATAGTGCTACCAGCCTAGGCTCTTCCAAGTGACCGCGATTGAATAGCCGCAGCATTCGTCCTTCAAAGCTAGGCTTTGTTACCCAATGAAAGCTATTCCACAGCTCTCGGGCGCAAGTTCTTCCGATTAAGGAAGCGCCAAGGTGCCCGCGAAAAGGTATATCATCTTCGCGATAGGCATCTTCAGCGGTTGGCAAGAGCTCCCGCAATAATGAGCGGTATTTATTGCCTTGATCTTTAAAGATAGCCGCATCGATTGCAGCTATGGTTTTTTCCGCTATAACTGGTTTCATTTAGTCAGCTCCTTATACATTTCTAAAAACTCTCTCTTCGCAGTAGCCGCGCTTTTAGCGTGCTCCCTCTCAAGGGGCTTAATAGAATCAAATTCTGGGAACATCGGGACTGGCATTAATTCTTGCCATTCTGTAACTAAAAGGCGGTCATCAGCTTCTTTAACTAAAGGATCTTCCAAGTCATTCCCTAAGTTAAAGCGCTCAGCTATGACGCTTTGAACACCTATTTCTATGTTCTTGTACTCTTTTAGGAGAAGTTTCACTGGCCTTGGTAGGTCAACAACATAAGCCTCTGAGGCATCATGCAAGAGTCCAGCTAATTGCAAATGAGCAGGCAAAGCGCGGGCAACCCGAACACTATGCTGGGCTACGGAGTAAAATTTGATGCAATGTCCGCCGTATCTGCACAAATGGCTTAAGCTGTGCGCTATATCATGAATTGAGATATCATCGGGGCGCAAACTCATTATGTTCACCAGCTTGCCGGTATAGGTGGCCAAATACATAGGTACCTCCAGAAAAAGAGCCTGCCACTTGGGCAGGCTAAAAGGGCCTCGGGGTTGTTACCGCGCTGGCTTAGCCCAAGGCGGAGCTCCCGCTGTTGCAGGCTGTGTCGGAGCTGGTGCCTGCTGCTGGACTGGGGCTTGGCCCGCCCAAGGTGGCGCACCTGCTGGGGCCGGTTGAGCTGGAGCTTGCGCGGCTTGCTGGCCATCATTAATGTGTTTAACCGCCTTGACCTCATTGCTTGGCTCATACTGGCCACTTGGGTCAGTGCGGACTGATACCTTAGCCTTAAACGGAATACCGTGAAGCTGCTGGGAATCCTGCACCTGGACAACTCCGGTTGCATGGCAATAAGCGGACAACTGGCGATAAGCGATTTCCACAGCTACAGGGTTTTTGTTGTTAAGGTTGAGGCGGTCAAAGACCATGCGGCCAGCGTATTCGCCATCCATAACCTTCATTTGGAGAGTAAGATAAGAACCTTCCCCACTTTTGGTCGGCTTCATTTCCGATTCGACAATAGTGAAGTTATACCAATCCGCTGGGATGGCCTCCATCGGCGCATTGGGTTCTACTTGCGTTGCATCAAAGTTTAAAGTTGCCATTATAGAGCTCCTAAGATTTTAGTGATCACGTGATTAAGATCCGGGGGTTCAATGTTATCCAAGGCCCCGGATCGGTCCTTGGCATCGTACTGCAAGTCGGGCTGAGTTTGCAAAAACCGGTACTCAGCGCCGTCTGGAGTTTTGTTAATGCCCAGCCGAAATACTTCATCGAATAGGTAAGGTAGTTGTGGGCCAAGCTTGGAACCGGGCATTGAGCTCATGTAACGAACAATTCCCGTCATTTCATCCTTAACCGGTTCCATCTTAGCCGCCATATAGACATGTTTGCCGCTGAGATCCCGAAAAGCTTTGATGGTTGTCATCATTTTTTCAATAAGCTCACCATAAGCTTGGCGCGGGTCTTTAACTTGGCGCTTGGCGTTAGCCAATACAACTTCACCGATCTCAGTAATTGAATCAATGCAGATTGTTTGGAACTGCCCCGCTTCCTTGGCCTGCTGGCACCACCGGTGAGCCTCTGTTAAGTCGTCTACCGTTTTGATTTCAATAACCGGTATATCAAACTTGCGAAGGGATAGCAGTCCGGCTTCAGCCGAAATAATTAAAGGGGATGGTGCAGTGGCACAGAGCATTGTTTTTCCTGCTCCGGACAAGCCGTATACTAGCATCTTAACGCCGTGTATTTTGCCAGCCTCTCCGGTTGTGGTAAACTTAAGAGCCATAGTATTACGCCTTTTCTTTTGGGGCCACTAATTCTACAGTAGGCGACCCGGGTTTGCAAACGATTGCCTCATCCATCAAGTTCCTTTGCTCGGCGGTCAGCTCTTTATAAGTAGCTAGTTTAAGGGAAGGCTTCCACTGCACCAAGGTATCCGCGTTAACCCCGATTTCTCGCAAGTGCTCTGTAACCGTGCTCAAAGCAGCTTCATCAATATTGCGGGTAAGCTTGAATACACCTTTAAGCTTCCAGCCTTCAGGCAGCTCAAGGGTATTAGTGCCTTCTTTTGGTTCTGGGAAGAACAGCTCAAAGATTTCTTTGCGTAGCTGCTGCTCTTTCTGCACAATGCTTTTAACAGCATCAGCATTTGCTTTTGCAGCACGCCATTCTTCCAGTTTAGCAATTTGCTCAGGGGTCATTGGTTTGGCTCCGTTTGTTTAAGGTAGGGCAATTATGGACTCGAGCAATTTAAAAAGCAACCCCTAATTTGGAACCTATTATTTTAGGTTGCTAATTTTATCCCCCTCGCCCATAATTGGCCCCAGCAACTTAACCCGCATAGAGGCATAATACATGAAAGGTACCCTCCACCAAAAAGCCTTTGAGCTTTTAAAAGGCTGCGATAAGCCACTCCCTGATATAGCTCAGGAGAGCGAGCTGCCTTATTATTGGTTAAAAAAGTTTAGCGCCGATGGCGTTAAAGACCCATCTGTTAATAGAGTGCAAAAACTTTATGAATATCTAACAAAAAAACCGCTGGAAATCTGACAATGATAAATAATATACCTATGGAGTTGCGCGACCTCCCGCAGTGGGTGTGTTCAGGGCCTAATAAAATACCGGTGAACCCTAGAACGGGCCAAGCCGCTTCAGTCACCGACCCTAATACTTGGGGTACCTACCAAGAAGCCTCCCGATGCGGGATGAAATATATAGGTTTTGTGCTAGCTCCTTGGGATCCCTACACTATTATTGATTTAGACAACAAGCCGGATAATCCATGCACTGAAGAGCAATGGCAAAGGCATCAGAAAATCCTTGAGGCTTTTGATAGCTACACTGAACGGTCAGCTTCAGGCACCGGATATCATATCATAGTTAAAGGGGCTATCCCTGCTGGAGTGCATAGGGACAATGTTGAGGTTTATAGCCAAGCCCGGTATATGATTTGCACCGGCGATGTAGTGCGGGACGCGCCTATAACAGATTATCAGGAGCTGCTATCCCACCTATATACGGAAATGGCCCCAGCTTTAACGGCTGAGCTAGAAGACTATGAAAGCCACCTTACAGACGCAGAGGTGGTAGAGACTGCGATGAATGCAGTCAATGGGGATAAGTTTAACGAGCTCTGTAAAGGTGATTGGCAGGCAATGGGGTATGAAAGCCAATCAGAAGCTGACTTTGCTTTGTTGAGTATCTTTGCTTTCTATACGCACGACAACGAGCAAGTTCGCCGCCTATTTCGTATGTGCCCGCTTGGCAAAAGGGAAAAGGCCGTCCGCAATGATAAATATTTGAACTTTGCCCTCGGAAAGATTCGGGCAAAGCAGCCGCCACTTGTGGACTTCGAAGCTCTTAAGCAAAGCTTTGAAGCTAAGCCTACCCCTCCAGTAAAGCAAGAGCCTCTAAATGATGCGCCCGAATTGCCCCCCGGTTTAATTGG